TTAGCCCTGTGACATCGGTGCGTGATGCGGCTCGCGGTAATTGGCCGGGCGATCATTCAACAGATTGAGCGCCCGGTGTAGAGCGCGGTCTAGCTCAGAAAGCGCGTTGTAATGCTCGCGAAGCGGCGTGAGTGAAATTTGCGCGCGCCTCGTGGCAATGCGCAACAACCCGATCTGTTGGTCGATCTGTTGCAGGTCATAGCTGTTGATCTTGAGATGGCGTTTTCGACGCGGCATATGTCCGGCTCCCATGATGAGAACAAAATAGGAACATATACCTTGCGCCGTCAAGCGGCCGGTGGCAATCTCGCGTGGCAGGAATGGAGGTCGTCAGATGCCCGGAAGCGTGCCGCAGATATCGTCAGTCGATGGTGACGCCTTGGAAGCTGAGGTTGATGAATGGATCGCCTTGTGCGGCGGGGACATGCAGGAGACGATCCGCGTTCTCGTTGTGGCTCACAACATGCTTCATAGTGAGGTCGCGACAGCACTACCGGCCGTCAGCTACGGCTATTCGAAGGGCTGGCATGCGCGACGGCGAGGATAGCGCCTCGCGACTCCCTGCTTGCTAGACGCCTCACCTTCCTGCCTAGCCCTCTGCGACGATTGTCGATTATTCTCCCGTCCCGAAGAGCGATTCTTACTTTTCGGAGAACTCAAGAGAATGGATATTTCATTTGCTCACCGAGCGGCCAAGTTAGTCCTGCCGAAAATTCAGGATATTATTATCCGCCACGCTGATACGGCGCGCTCAGATCCTGCACATTACGCTGAATGGAAAAATAGATTTATTTCAATTTTTGAATCTCTCCAGTATAGTGATAGATATATATTGAAGAAGCTTGAATTATATAATAGTCTTATTTTTGTTTATGACAAGCAAGTGTCTAATACTTATAACGTGTTGCCGGCAGAAGATCGATCCACCATAGATAGGATTAGAGAAACCATACAGCAATTTATCAATAGCACGGCACAATACGTGGAAAAAGAGCAAGCGGATACAACTGAGCCCGTTTTGACGATCGTTATGCCTATTGAGGCAGGTGCGAATACAACCTTGCATCTAATAAGCGAGATGGAATGGTTCTACCATGTATTTAATAGAGCTTACAAAGGGTATGCTCCAGAAAGTGATGGGCCAAAAATTCTACGTGTAGACAACGTTGATGTAAGTGTGTCAGTCGTAGTCGAGTGGAAATTTATGCTTATTACGGCGATGTTTATTTGGAGAATTGTCAAAAATCGACGAGAGACAACAAGTGCTAAGTCGGCTGTAGATGCGCTTCGCGATGTAGGGATATCCGAGGAGAGGTTGAGCCAGATAGAAAAAGAATTAGATGCGCGCGAGAGTTCGGCGATGGAAACATTCCTTGAACCTGTTAGAGGCATGATACCAGAAATCGATGAAGAGAACGCGAGCGCGTTCACTGCGTATTTCAAGAGAATTTCCGAGGGAATGCAAAGAGGATACAGATTTGGTATTGATCTTCCAAGTAAGGGAGAAGCTCTAACATCTATTGGCGGGGAGCCCGAAGAGGCCAAAAAATTATTTGATAAGATAAAAGAGTTGAGCAAATACAGGCGAGACTCAGAAGATGTTGGCGACACTAATCCCAAAGCTCTAGCCGCTTCGGGCAAGCTGGGGGCCGGTCCAGATCAGAAGGAATGAGTTGGGCGCGAAAAGTAGTTTCCGCGCCCATCGTTCTGTCAGCTTTAGCGCCTGCGATCGGTGTTTGGTAGCAGATTGTCGGTCCAACCCGTCAGCTGTGAACGATACGCGCGGGCGAACGTATTCACGCGCCGGCCCCGATGGTCGCGCGGCATCCCCAGCGCGCAGAAGCTCTCGGCAAGCTTTCGCGGCAGCTTCCGATCCCAGCCGCTAACAAGTAGCAGCCCGTTTATCACTTGCCGGGCTGCTGTAGGTGACTGGGTCTGCCGGTAGGTGTCGGCAGCCTTCTGCATAGTTTCGGTGACCTTGACGTGCTCGAGGTAGCCCGCCTTTAGCTGTTGCAACGAAGCTGCCAGCGACTCAGCGTAGCCAACCAGATCGTGAATCCTGTCTGCCATGTCGGCGGGGCGCTTGCCGTAGTCAACCAAGCTGTCGGCTAGTTCATCTCGGCTCGGCAATTCGTTGTGGATGCTATCGACATCGAACGCTAGGTCTGCGAGCAATTCGCGTCCTTCGTCGCCCCTGAGATACTCGACGAAAGTGAGGTCGTCGGACTGCTTGGCTGTGCTGCCGGCTACCGGCGTGCTATCATTGCTCATACGGAATCTCCTTTTTGATGAGCGTCAGACTGGAATTTCGGGGTTGCGGCATGGCCAAGGTGCAAGCTTGGCCATGCCGTTCTTCGCTATTCTGTCGTCATCGCGCCTCCTCCTCTTCCGCCCTAGTTCCAAGCACGATGTGCCGGGACGGCCGCCTAAGCTCGGATCTAATGGCCTTCAGCCGATAGATCTCCGCAAACGATACCTTGAGGGCTTCAACATCGCCCTTCGGGAGGTCGGCGCTTTCCTGCATCGCGTCCTCGATCGCTCTTTCGATTTCTTGGAGCTTGTAGACGTTGATCAAGTGAGCCAGCTCTTGCGCCGCATCGATGAAGACATCGACCAGTCCCATCGCTCGCTGCAGTGAGGTCAAGGGTTCTTCCCGATCATACTGAGTCGGGAAACTCTGTAGTTCCTCGCTCAGGGGGCTTCCGGTGATCTGAACCCCGAATGCGTCAAGGTTCTCATCGAAGTCGGGCCAACGGTCGGCGATAAAGGCGGAGAACGGCGTCTTCACATAGCTCGCCGGGGTGGCTGGATTGGTCAGCGCCTTCCTCTCCGCATCTTTTTGCCGCTTCCGAAATTCTCGACTTCTTTCCGTTGCTGACTTGGCCATGGGTCTGTCCATCGTTGCGTTGCCGTTGCGCATATATGCAACGGCAACAACCCAAAGTCAAGAAGCAAGGTGAGAGTTCTCTGCCGGCGTCTCGCGGATCGAAGCCGGCCATATGCCGCCGTGCTCGCCGAGCGCCAGCTTCACGCTGCACAGATCGATCTCGCCGGTGAAGGCTGACGGCTCAAGGTCAAGCAGGGCGTCCAGAAGCTCGCCGTGGTGCTCAGGGGCGATCCGGCCGCCGGTGAGGCACAGCCCGCCCATATCGAGCCCCATGGTGCGCAACGCCGCGTGTATGTGGTCCCGGCGCGTGTCCGGGTCAGGGTGCCGCTTGCGCAGCGCCTTGACGAGATAGGCGGCATTGAACGCGTATCGATCGGCCGGCAGATAGATGTCTTCCATGGGAGTTCCTTTCCGGTGCTGATTTGCAGGGCGGATTCTGCAATCAGCCGGAAGGGTTAGGCAATCAAAAAATGAGTAAAAACAGAAATCTATCGCAGATTCTGTCAGTAGTGAGTGACTTTTGTTTGAGTCTGCCGGGACAGGGTGTCACGAAAAACGTTCCGAATTTCCCTACTATAATAGAGTCTGTTCCTTCTTAATAAGATTCTTCTCCTATTTGAAACACCGGAACGTTTTTCGTGACACATGGTGTCGAACACGGTGGAATGTTTTTCGTGACACTGTTCCGGCGAACGAAACACCTCAACAAGAAACAAGATGATGATCCTCCGGCGAACGAAACCCCGTGCGGGGCGCGGGGAACATGATTCGAGGGAATCGCCGGAACACTTCCGCAGGGCTTGTCAGAATCTTCCGTAGAGAGGATTAGGCCGGCGTTTCTTCGCCCGGCGCTTCTGTTGCCGAAGCCGGGCTTTCTCACGATCGTGAGCGGCCCGTTCCTCGGGCGACATTAGCTTGCGGCTCGTATCGTAGAGGGGCGAGCGGTCGCCGGCCTGCCATGCAGCGGCGGACTTCGCGAGCTTGCGATTGCGATCCTTCATCCGCCGACGCGCCGCTTCATCAAGGCCACGATCATGAAAGAGCGCGGCAAGGCCCTTCTCGACCTCCTTCTTGTAGTTGCGCACGAGGGTGCGCTCCCACCAATCAACATGCTCGGATGTCGGCTCCGTTGGCAGGTCGGTATCGCCCGCCTGTATCGCGTTTTTACGCGCTTGGCTGATGGCCTTCGATCGGGCTTTGCTGCGCGCCGACCGGCGCACGGTCTCATTCCAAATCTGGATGAGCGGGCTGTATCTGGGCGGGGTGTAAATCTGACGATAGCGCCGGCCCCTTGGTCGGGTCGCGCTTTGGCGGTCTTCGGGCGTGAGGTCGCACGCGTCGTCGTTCAACATTTGTCGTCCTTGTCGCCGGTCGTCGTTTCGAGAGGCTGGCCCGACGACAAGGCCAGCCTCTCGTTGTAGTGCGGGGAGCTACCCGGCACCGCTGCGCAACCACATTATAGCACGCCGACAAGCGCGGGCGCGTAATTTTTCTCAGGAAATCAACGGCTTGTCAGTCACCATAAAGCTAAGGTGAGTGAACGCGCGTTGGGCAGTCGGAGCGCTCTAGGCTATCAGCCGTGTCCCCTCTGGTTAAGCAGGTTGCCCGGCTTGCGCTGACGCTTGATCTCGTCGACGACGACGCCGCGCAACGTGCCCTCCATCTGCTTGCCGATCTTCGCGGCGAGGTCGGCATTTTGTGCCGGTGTCCCGCCGCTGGCGTTGACCGTGACCGGCGCTGAAATGTTGACGATCTGGCCAGCAACTGCATTGTCATTGTCGCCACGGATCGCCCTGGCGACGGCGCGCGAGCCGGCATCGCCGACATGGCCGCCCGCCGCGAATGCCGGCACGCGGTTCTCGTTTACGGCCTCAAGCAGCGGCCGGTGCTTCGCCGTCGCGGCAGCGTTGACGACGAACTCGCCGTCGCTGAGCATCGCCGGGATACGGTCATCACGCGGCCCGCCGGGGCCGCGCACGTGTCCGCCATCGGCTAGGCGCAAGCCCTGCCACTTGTCGGCGCGGACAATGCCGCCGTCTGCAAAGCCGAAGATACCCATGATGAACTTGGCGAGCCCGCCGAAGATGTTGCCGCTGCCGGCGTTTTCGACGGTGAAGATCGCATTCAGAAGTTCGTCGAGCATGCGATCGGCGAGGCGGCCGATCGCATTGCCGAGCGCGTCCATAGGCTTCACGCCTGCCCGAATGTCTTGCAGGAAGCCGCCTACGAACTCACGGCCAGCATCGGCGACCGTCTGTAGCCGATCGCGCTGTTCGTCGAGTGCAGCGGTTTCCTGATAGATCGCCTCATTGAGCGCGATGATACGCTGGCGCTGCTGGTCAGTCGCGGCAGCACCTGCCATGCGTGAGGCGGCAGCGGCACGCTGCTGGGCCTCAGACGCGCCTATCAGGCGAAGTTCTGCCTCAAGCTCGGCAATGAGGTCCACAACGGCTTGGCGCTCGCGTGCGGCGCTGTCTGTCGAGCTTGAGCGCGCCGACGATGAACGTCCGCCGGTGTTTGTGCGCGCGGGCGGTGCGCCCGGTGCCGGCGAGGTCGGTTCCGGCGCATCCGGCACGCGGCGGCTTTCGAGGATCGACAAGATGCGCGCCTCTTCCCGCGCAAGCTGTTCGCTTTGTGCGGCAAGCTCGTTGATGGTGCCCTGTAGCACGCGGCGCTCGGCTTCAGCGGTGAAGCCGCCGATCTCGGCTTGCTGTTCCTTCAATTCGAGGATGCGGTTTTCGATCTCAAGGCGCTCACGGCCGATGTCCGTCACGCGCTCATTGAGCGTGCGGCTTTGCTGGCGCTCGATATCGCGGAACGTGTCTATGAACGTCTGAAGCGCCGATGTTGCCTCGACGATGGCGCTCTTGAGGCTGGTGCCGATCGTGGTCGTGATCGCCCGGAACTTGCGGTCCACTTCGTCGGCGCGTTCGATCAGTTCTTCGTCCAGCACGACGCCAAGATCGTTCGCGGCCTTGATCTGGTCCCGGATGGCACGCTCGCCGCGATCTATCAGCTGCACGAAGCGCTCGCCGCCCGTGCCGCCGAAGATTTCATCGGCGATACGAATGCGCGCCGCGCGGTCGAGGTTTTCCAGCTTGCCGATGATCTCGGTGAAAAGTGCCGACGGATCTTTCAGCTTGGTCTTCAGTTCCTCGGCAGTGAAGCCCAGCCGGGCGAATGACTCGGCAGCCGGCCCGCCGCCCGTCTCAATCCATTCATCGGCCCGCAGGTTCAACTCCTTGATGCCGTCGGTAAGTGAGTCGACGCCGATGCGGTTCTGTTCCGCGACGTATTTCAATTCCTGAAACGCCTTCACATTAAGGCCCGCGCGCTTCGCTTCGTCACCGATCTGGGCAATGCCGCCCGCCACGTCGACCAGCCGGCCGGCAATGCTGAGCGCACCGCCTGCTACCAGTCCGGCGAGCCCTGCCTTCATCGCCGCGCCCATGCGGCGGCCCGCGCCGCCCATGATCGCCTCAAGCCGGTCGCTCGACTTTTTGGCGCGCCGCTCCATGCCATCCATCTGCTTGCCGAGCGTGCGATTGGCCTTGAGGATGTTGCGCTCGAAATCGCGAATGCGCGCCTCTAGCGCGACGACAAGCCGTTCTTCGTCAGTGGCCATGCAGGTTTCTCCTAGCTGTAAAGGATGTCTTCGTAGTCATCGCGCACATAGATTGACGGGGTATTGTCGGCCGCAATGGCGCGGCCCACAGCCATGGACGCGGCGATCGCTCCGTCGATCCTGTCGAAACGGACGCCCTTGTGCAGGTGGACAAGGCCGGTGTCGCCGCGCGAGACGACCACGGAATCGAAATGATGCCTTAGCGCAGGGTTGCCGCCGTGCCGCAACCGGCGGCCGTTGACGGTGCGCTCAAGATGGCCGATGGCGGGCGCCATCGTGAGCGGTTTCTGCCGGAACTCGATTGCCGGCAGACCTTCCAACTGTAGGCGCTGCATGATGAGGCCTGCCCGGTATGGATCGAACAGCACTTCGCGCACGTCATAGGTGGCGCACAGTTCGCGAATGTGATCCTCGATCGATTGCGGTTCGATCACCGGGCCGTCGATCACCGTGATATGGCCATCGGCGCGCCATTGCAGATATGGCACGCGGTCCTGCTTGGCGCGGCTGTCCAGATCGTCGCCGGGCACGAACAGCCAAGGGTGAATGGTGATCCGGCCGTCATCGTGCCGCCAAGCCGCGACGATCGCAGTCAGGTCGCCATTCACCGACAGGTCGACGCCTAGATAGCAGGGCAGGGCTTCAAGCTCGCTCAGGTCGACCTCGACGCGTCCTTCGTCGTAGGTCGCCATATCGAACAGGGGGTCGCGCGAGTGCGATTTCCAGATATTTAGGTTGAACTGTTCGAAGGCGTGCCGTTCGGCGGGCCGGTGCGCGGCCTCGCGCGCCTGTGTGCGCATCGCGTCGAGATTCGGGAAGCCGTAGCGCAGGCCAGGGTTCACGCGGTGCCAGACCGCTTCGTCCTGCCAATCATCATTCGGGTCCGCTTCGAAGATGATTGGCAGGAAAGCCGGGTCTATGATTTCGCCGGTGGCAACCTTCCGGGCATACTCATATTGCTCGGAACCGATGTTTTCCGAGCCACGGCCCGCCGTGGTGGCAATGAGCATAAGGGTGTTGCTGGTCTTCACAAGGCCGGACTTGAGCGCTTCCCAAAGGTCGCGGCCTTTCCAGACGTGGATTTCATCGACCAGCACGAATGAAGGCGTCTTGCCGTGCTGGGCCGCGCCGTCGCTGGAAATCGCCTGTAGCGTTACGTCTTCGGCCTTGAAGACGATCTTCTTTGCGCTGTTATGCGCGTCATAGATGCGGGTCGCGCTGGCGAGCCGCTTATCCATCCGCACGATGTTCGCGGCCTCACGGAAGCCGAGCCCGGCTTGCTCACGATCGGACGCGGCGAAGATCACTTGCCCGGCGCGAACGCGCTCAGGGCCGATCGTATGCAACAGTGCCAGCGCGGCAGCGAGGCTGGTCTTGCGGTTGCCGCGCGGGATCATCCAGAAGACCGTTTCGACGATCCGGCGACCGTCAGCGTGCCGCGGTCCATAGATGCGCCGCACGATCCGCTCTTGCCAGTCGAATAGCTGGAATGCGTTCTTTGGCGCGGTGCTGTTCGGGTGCTTCAGCCGCCGCAAGAACTCGACGGCATCCGCGCCGTAGCCGAGCGGATCATCAATCGGGCTGCCGTCGAACAGCCATGCAGGATAGGCGCTCTTGGTCATCGGCCGCGCCCCACGGCGAGGGGGCTGTCGGCGTCATCGTCGCCTTGTTCCATCATCGCGGCACGCGACCGCGCCGAAGGCGTAAGGCCAAGCTCGCCGGCGCATCGAAGCTGTTGCTGTTGCGCAGCGCTCAGGATGCCGTAGGCCGGATGCCGCTTGCCGTTCGGCAGGACCATGCCTTCCTGATTCAGCGCGCGGTGCGCCTCGCGCATGGTGCCCGTGGCGATCACGAAGTTCTCAAGCACGGCAAGATCGGCGACCGTCAGCACCTTGCGCTCGTCAATCAAGATTGGCGCGACCCGTCGCCATTCGGCCTTGGCGTCCTTGGACAGGTAGGAAGGCGGGGCAGGCACCTTCGTCACCGGCGACGTGCCCGGCGCGATGTTCGATGGCTTTTTACCGCGCATTAGGTCTTTGCCCGCAGTTCTAGCGCCCGCCTTCGGCCGATCTCGACGATCTCGCCAATGTCGTATGCGGTGCCGGCGTGAACGACCCGATCAGCCGTGGTGATGCCGGCGAGGTAGCGAATGCGAAAGACGATGCCCGTCGCTTCGTCCTCGCCGAAGCCGCTCAGGAACTCATCGGTCGAGCGCTGCACGATCTCAGCGCGCACTGTGGCAAATTCTGCCCAGGTGGTGCTGACTGCACCGGTCGCAGACACGGTTTCTGTCTCGCGTTCGATGGTAATCTGTCGGTCGAGTTTGCCGGCGCGCATCACAATACCCACCGGATGACGGCCTCGACCTTCAAAATGCCGTGGCCGTATTGCGGGTCAGGGTCGCGCGGAAACAGCGCGTGCGTGACGGCGAACTTGTCAAGCTCGCTATCGGCGAGCGCCGGCCACGTCAGCAATGATTTCTTCGCCGCGAACGCGATCGACCTAGCAGTATCAGCGCCGGCTTCGATCGCCCATATGTGCAGGTCAAGGAATACGCGCGCCGCATATTGCCCCCCGGCAGCACCACCGAGAAAGACCGTCTGCGCGCCGGCCATGTTGACGCAAGGCAGTTGTTCCGGGCGGCTTGAGCCGGCGCGAATATGGTCCGCCGGGACAAGGGCGCTCACGGTCGCATCTGCGTTCAAGTGCGCGCGGATGCCGGCCTGTAGTGCAAGCGATGGTTCGATCATCCGCGCCCCCAATGGTCGCGGACAGCCTTGGCGATGGCGCGCTTGGTCCGGTTGTTGATCCGCTTCTTGAGTAGCCGCACCGACGGCCAGAAAAACGGCTGCGCATCATGCTCACTGGTTCCGTATTCCTGTAGGTGGGGATAGCGGACATCACTGTTGCCAACCGTGACGATCGCCTCTAACTCGCCGGCAACGCGCTCGCCGCCCGGCTGCGAATAGGCCGGGGTCTGTTCGCCGGGCGGGGTCGCCACGATCGACGCCTTAAGGTCGCCTTCGTCTTCAGGCGCAAGCTGGCGCATCATGCCGGCGAGTTCGTTGGCGGATTTCGTCAGGCTCGGCTCGACGGCCTTGCGCACTTCGGCGGGAATCGCTTCTAGGCGGCGCTGTATCCGCGCGACTTGCTTTGATCTGGCCATGGTCAGATTTCCCAGACGCGATGCGGCCGGATCAGATCGACCACGCCGAACGGCAGTTCCGAGCCGGACACGCCGACAAGGGTCGCTTCGCGGTTCTCATAGAGATGCGCGGCAAGCTGAAGCACGGCTTCCGTAATGCTCGCCGGCAGCGGGTCGAGTTCGGCGAGCGGCGTGCCGATGAAGCTTTCAATCCAGTTTTCAGCGGCAGCGATCTTCCGCTCAAGGAAGTCGTCTGCCTCGAACCCCGGCTCGATATTCAGTTGCTCGCGTAGGTCGTTGGCGGTCGCGATCATGGTGAGTCCTCGATTTCAGAAAAACCCATTTTCGGCATCGCTTGCACGTCGCTCCCCGCGCCGGTCCCCATAGACGCGGAAAAATTGGAGACCCGCCCCCTCTTGGTGGGCGTTGTGAGCACGCGCTTGATCTGCCAACCGGCGCGGATTCGATCGCGCAACACGCATTGTGAAATGCCGGTAATCTTCGCCCACTCCGCGATCGTATGCGCTTGGCCGTCGAACTCGTAGGTCTCAGGCGTCGAGGGTGGTTCGGGTAATTGATCGCCCGGCTTCGCACGCATCGGTTTCGTTATCGCCCGCGCGGTCGACATGCCCCTGTTCAGCCGTGTCAAGATCAGGCTGGCAGGGATGCCGTAGTCGAGCGCCCATTCTGCGATCGGCTGTGTGACGCCGTTCATGGTGAGAAGGTCGTCGCGGGTCATGTGGCTTGCCGCCCATGCGGTTTCATGGTGATTGCGGTATGAAACGGCATGCCGGTGCGAATGCGTCGTTGAAGCGTGCGATAGGTCACGCCAGCGATTTCAGCCCATTCGCTGAGCGATTTGCGCTCGCCGGCGTGCTCATAGAGCTTCGGCTTGCGGCCCAGCTTCGGGCGCGTGATGAAGGTGGGCGGTGGTTCCTTGCCTATCCAGTCCGCGACGCGCTCAGCTTCCTCCTGTTGCCGCGTCTCGACATGCCGAAGGGCACGCGCACGGGCAGCGCGGCACTCGGCTTCGAACTCAAGCCGGTCGATAAGGCGGGCACGTTCGGCGCGGGTCATCGCCTGCGCTCCTGCGCTTGTAGCGGCCCGTCATGGCAGGGCTGACAGGCAGGCATCCAATTGGAGCGATCCCAGAACAGGCGCTTGTCGCCTCTATGGGGCTTGACGTGATGCACGACGGTAGCCGGCCGGCCGCAGCGATTGTGCATGCAGAACGGGTGCCTGCGCAGATAGTCAGCCCGCGCGCGTTCCCATTCGGCCGTATAGCCGCGCTCACGTGCAGACGGCCGGCGCGCATCGTGGCGGGCCTTGCGGGCGCGATCCTGCTTGACCTGGCAAGCACAGCGCTCGCCGGCTGGCACGACCTTCTGACAGGCGCATATGCGGGGCACACGACGCGGCATTAGGCGGCCTGCCTCGCGCCGCGTCGGGCGCTTGCCTTGAGCTTGTCGATACCTTCTAGAACGGTTTCCGGTGCTACTTCTTCGCGGGGGTCATAGGCGAGTTCATCGGCCGTGCCGTGAACAGCCTTAAGCTTGGCGATCATGCCGCGCTGGGCTGCGATGATCTCGCCGGGCGTTGCGGCCCAGGTATCGGCAGCGCACCAGCCTAACCAGCCGGTGCCGATCTCGAAAAGGCCATTGAGCGCCGTTTCCATGCCGTGCACATCGCCGGCCCGGAACTTCTCTTCCGCCGGATGATCTACCTCGCCATCAACGCCGAACGTCGCGGCGAGGTAGTGCAAGAGCAGATTCTGTAGATCCCCGAATTGGGCGATGCCATCGGTGAGCTTGACGCTCATAAGTGCCTCGCCTTCGATGATGTCGCCGCCCGTCGTCAAGATATCGGTCATGACGGTGACGTTCGCCGTCTCGACGCCCTCAATAAGCTTGCCGAAGCTGTGCTTGCGCAGCAGCAGGATTGCGGCCCGCAAAGACGGCCGCAGCCGCACAGCTTGGTTGCCGCGCAGAACTACGAAATCGTCAGATGCGAGCCGCATGATCGTGTTCCTCGCTTACGCCGCAGCGACTTTGAGCTTGAGGAAGCGATCCGGGTGCGTGACGTCACCGCCCGTGCGTCGGCGCGCGTGGAAGCGGATTTCGCCATTGGTCGCGCGGCTGAACGGGTCGCGCAGCACCTGAAGCTGAATGCGGTCGATGATCCGGTAGCCCTGAAGGTCGCCGAACACGATCGGGTAGGCGTCGGCTTCGATGTCGGGCATGTCGAGGCATTCGACGATCGGCCGGCCCAGCATGGTGATCGGCATGCCGTCGGTGATCGGGTCAATGACGAGATAGCGGCCGTCGCTATCCTTCCACTTGCGGATCGTGGCCAGCGTGTTGCGGTTCATCATCCACACGCCGCGCTGCGCATGCGTCGTCGGCAAGCCGTGATACATGGTGATCAGAACATCGGCCGGGTTCGCTGCCGGGAAGCTCGACGCTTCGCCGGTCAGGATTTCGGCGATATCGGCGTTGACCAGAAGGCCGGTCGGCTGGTTGTTGTTATCGCCGGTGCCGGCCACGAATGCCGCGCCCTCGGCAGTCGCGAAAGCTTCCGCGAACTCGCGCTGAAGCTCGCCTTCCAGATCATAGGCGTTGTCTTCCAGAAGCTGGGCAGAAACGTCCGTGTAGGTCGCCAGTTCGTGCGGCTTGATGGCGATCTGTTCGTAGCTGCCCTGCGAGGCCGTGCGGTTGTCGTTCTCACCGACCCAATAGGCCGTCGGCGAGCCGACGCGGCGAGGATACTTCGTTTCCGGCGCGCCGATCGTGACGACGCGCGCATATTGCCGAATAGGGCTGAATTCCTTTAGCTGCTTGATGAGTTCGGCCGCGAACGTCTCCGGTGCCAGGTATCCGGCAGTCGCTGAGGTGCCCACGGTTAGCGCCTTGCGCTCATCGGGGTCCATCTGTTCCAGCCCGCGCCGGGTGTAGAGGCTAAACGCCTTGGTTTCGACGTTGTCGTTGTCGGCGACCGGCTGGTTGTTGTTCGCGGCCACGGGCCGCTTGCTCTTGGCTTCCAGCTTGTCGAGCCGGGCCTTCATGGCGTCGAACTCTTTCTTGTCGATCACCGGCTCGGCTTTCGCCTCGGCCTTCGGCTCCGGCTGGTCTTCCTTCACTTCTGCATTTTCCATGTCGATTTCCTTTTCGGGGGACGCCGCGCCACCTGCGGACTTGACTGAGTGAATGCGCGCGTCCGGGTGGCACGGGTTCGCGACGATCGAGATTTCAGAGACGTGCAGGGAATAGATGTCGCGGCCGCCGCCGGGGCGTGCCTTCGTCTCGCCGGCCCGGAAGCCGATCGACAGGCCGTTGACGCGGCCATTGCGCAGCCGGCCGTATACATCACGGGCACGCGGCACGCCGTCGACGAAGAGCCGCCCCTTCGCCTCAAGGCCGGCGTCCGTCTCGTTGACCGACTCCCATGTGCCGACGACACGATCGGGGTCGTGTTCGAACAGAATCGGCATTGCCGCCGACACCTTGAACGCGCCCTTGTGAATGACATCGCCGACCCGATCGGCTGAGCCGAACGGCCATGCGATGCCGGTGATGGTGCCGGTGTCGTCGACCGTGAAGCTGGCCTTGATTTCGAGCTTATCCATTGGCTGTCTCGTCGTTGGCGGGGTCGGCTTGGGTGTCGCCGAAGAACGCGGATTCGAGGATCGGCACGACGACGGTGAGCAGTTCGGCGATCGGCCGGTTGTCGGCATATGCCGCGATAAGGTCAGCGGCCTCTTTCGGTGATGCGCCGCCGCCGATCAGCGCCCAGCGGATCGTTTCTGTTAGATCCGCGATGGCGAACTCGCGTGCGAAGACGATCTTGCACAGCCGGCCGATGCCGTGGCCGGTCGCGCGCTCAAGCTGGCGCGTCTCGTTAAGCGGCAAGGCAAAAGGGCGCTCGCCGTCGCCGAAGAATGCGACGTGCGTCATGCGGCTTCCTCGCCGTTGGCAGGGTTGTCGTTGTCGGCGGGCGGCGCGCCGGGTGTGATGTTGGGATTTGCCAGCGTGTCGCCGCCGTCGATCGGCGGCAGATTGAGCCCGCTGCGAACCTCGTTCGCCGTCATCGCGCCCATCTGGCGATATGCCTGATAGGTCTTTGCACGGGTCGCGGCATTCGAAGTCAAAAGGTCGTCGACGACAAACTCGACATAATGACCGGCAGCACGCTCTTCCGACGACAGCAGCACGCGCTGATAGGCTGCTTCCCATTCGTCCAGCCAAGGGCGTAGCGTTAGCGTCAGGAACGATTGGAACATCTCTTCGGCGTTCGACCATGTGGCGCGGGAAAGCTCGAAAAGCAGGTGCGGCGGCACGCGGAACAGGCGCGCAATCTCGACCACCTGTTCCTTGCGCATGGTTTCGAAAAACGCGGGATCAAGCGGCGAGTATTTGGCTTCGTCATAGGTCCAGCCGCCATCAAGGAACATCGGCTCGGTGAACTGGCCGGACGCTGTTGCCGTGCGATAGGCTTGCTTGATCGCCTTGACTTCCGCCGCGCCGCTTTCGCCGCCCTTGGCCTTTTCGTGCTTGAAGATCGCAGTCGGTCGAGCGCCGCCTGCGAACACGCGGCCGGCAGCCTGTTCGATGTCGACCGCTAGACCGATCGACTCGCGCCCGGCAGTGATCGGCGAGATGCCAAGCGGCACTTCGACATGCAGAATGTCGCGATAGTCGTAGCGGACTTCACGGCCTTCCTTGTCGCGATGCACATAGACCGGCTCGCCGCTGTCTTCGCATTCGATCGACGTGGCGTTCGGGTCGAGCCGGATGAACTCGACGACGCGGCCGTCGACACGATTGGCGAAGGCATAGCCGTTGCCGCGCAATAGCGCGTCTGCCGTCAGTTGCGAGCGCAACTTGCCGGCTGAAGTCCAGTCATTTGCCTCATCATGGACAAGGCGATAGGCGGGATGATCCTTGGCGGTCTGCTTGCCGCCGTCCGCTTCCCGGAACAGCTTCGCGGGCAATGAGCCGATCGCGCTGGTTATGAGCGTGACCGCTGAATAGACCGCTGGCACGCGAATAGCGGTCGACGGGTTGATGTTCTGACCGGAAATCGTCGGGCTGCTTCCGAAGATTTCGAACACCGATGAATCAGAAAGCGGAACCGCTTTCTTTTCGGTTCCGCTCGCTGGTAGCCAACTCAGAAGATCACGCCAACGCATATGCTACAATTCCATTTCAAGGATATTGTAACAGTGTTTTAGATAGGAAAATAGTCTCTATAATTGACTAAATAGGAATCTTTTCCATTGATTTTCGTGATGATTTATGATCTAGCTTCGATCGTCGGATACCGCACTTTGTTCACCAACGTCGCGCGCCGCTTCAGTGAGCCGCTATGTTCGGTTCCGTATCGGCCGGTCATCGTTGGCTTGTCGTGTCCGACGACGGTCCCGATTTCTTCGTCCAAGAATCCGGCGTCCCGCGCTCGACCGATGAACGTATGCCGCAAGCTGTATGTCACGATGTCGGTGCCCGTCTTGACGCCGATCTTGGCCAGATAGCGATTGAACTCGCGCGAGAAGGCTGCCGCGACCTGCCCTTCTTCGGGAATGTCGACTTCCGGGAACACCTGCTTGTGCCCGGCAGCGGCCATGCGCTGGCAATGCTCGACAAAGCCCAGCTTGGCGAGTTCGTCGTGGATCGGCACGACACGCATTGAGCCCTTGGTCTTGGTTCTCTTCCGGCCTTCGCCTTCTTCGGTGATATGCATGATCCAGACGCCGTGAGTCTGCCGCACGTCGTCAACATGCAGTTGCGCGATCTCTCCGGGCCTCGCCCCGCTGTAGAGCATTACATAGGGAATCCAGTAACGGTGATCGCGCACTGCGACGTTGCCGGGCTTGTCGACATCGCGCCAAACGTCACTTTTGCATGTCGTGAAGAGCGGCGACGTGAACAGGGCGGACAGCGCGTCATCGGTGAAGGTGCGGCGCTTGTTCGCCGGCCCGTTCTTTTTCGGCAGCATGTCCGTGACCGGGTTCGCCGCTAGATAGTCGTGCACGACGAGCCAACGACAGAAGCCGCTGAGGCTGGCCATGTAGCGGCGGATAGTATTGCGCGTGATCGCAGGCTTGGGCCGCTCAAGCCTGTTGTTGGCCGCGATGATCTCTTTGACGCTCAGCCCCTCGAACGCGGCTGTGTCTGCCGCCTTGACAGGCCACTGTGTAAGCAAGTCCTTCCATTCGCGCACCATGCGCCTGTCGATCTTGGACACGCGCACGCGCGGCCCTACGAAGTCAGAAAAATGCTGCACGTCGCGGCGGGCCTGCTTGAACGTCTCCGGCCGGATGCTATTCGGGTTCTCGGCTTCGTATTTGTCGAACAGCGGCATGATCCGCTCGCCGCCCGCGTCCGGCCTGTCGGGCATTTCTGCCGGCTCGACCACGATCGGGTCGCTAGGCTTGCCGGTATAGTCGCCGCGATCGCGCTCGGCATTTCGCTCAAGCTGCTCGATGTCGGCGCGCATAAGCTTGTGGCAAAGCTCGCGATAGAGTTCGCTGCCGTTTTCGATGGTGAAGCCGTGCTTGGCGAGGAAGCGATCGGCGTCTGGTTCAATGAGGCGCGTGTCGCCAGACGCCAGATCAGACCGCAATCTGTTTAGCCGGGCTGCCCGGCGTCTCGCCGCCCACGTAGCCTTGTTGGCGAGAGTTTCGACTTCGGCCATGGCGTTGATCATGGCGATCGGACCAGCCTTGTGAGCGCCTGAGCGGATCGCGGCCACTCCGGCCTTCTCAATGGCGTCGTCGATCTGCGCTGTCGTCGGACGGCTGGCGCGTTCCCGATCGCCTTCGTCCATCTTGGACGTGTAGTGTTCCCAGACGGCACCGGCGATGTCCGCGTCGGTCAGGTCGCGGCGTCGACGCAACTCGTCGAAAGTCGCCATCCATTCGTCGATCACGGCCGCCTGCCGGCGCGTGGCCTCCTTGCGATCCTTCGTGCGCAGCGAAATCCATTTCTGCTTGCAGCCCATGGCGGTCTGAAGGTCGGTCGGGACGTTGAGAACTACGTAGTAGACGGGGCCGCGCCGGTGCAATTTCGCCATGATTTTCGCGCCGTTTTCGAGGGCATCTATTAGCACCATCTATTAGCAGTAGCCGTTTCGCAACCCCTTGAATCATAATATTTTTCTGCCGCATCAACGACTTGAGTTGCCTTGAAACCTTAGTAGCTGAAAGTCCAGGTTCCCCAGCCACATCTTTGAAGAGCTGATTTTATTGTACTTTTGCGCGAGGCGTCGAAGCCTGCCCGTGGCCGGCGCCGTGATTGTCGGACGTTGCCATAGCGCCATCTCGACCTTGATGCTGCGGGGTTTCGCGGGCGGATCGGCACCGGCCGTTTCCAGGACCATCCGGCCTGATTTGTTCCTGGGTTGCTGGTGATTGCGAACCGCCTCGACGGGCACTTGCCGGAGACGGACCGTCCCTCGCGCCCCGTTACGGCGGCAAGGCGAACCGGAACACCGCACCGGAAATCGCGCCTCCCGCGAGCGCGCCCCACACGAGCGGATTGTGCGCGTTTTCATTCGCCGTCGAGCCGGCAAACAGCAGCGGCGCGATGCAGACCGCACCGATGGCAAGACCGAGCCCCGCCCAGCCCCAGACCGGCCACAAACGCAGTTTCTTGAACCCGAACCAGGCCACCGCCGCCAGCACCAGAAGACCCGGCAGCGCCAGAGGCAATCCCAAAACGACCGTCCAGACCACGCCGAGCACGATGGCACCAGCGCTTCCGCCCCCGGCGACGAGCCAGAACCCGATGGTGGGTAGGCCGGCGGCCGCGAGCCAGGCCGCGATCGCGGCAAAGATCCAGCGCCGCGAGGGTGGACGTCGTTCCAGCGCTTTCAT